ATATCTCCCACAGATCCAACTGCTCCATAGCACCCATGTCTGAGGCTGTCACAGCGCCCTCAGGAGACGCGATAGGAAAGGAGAATACCCGTGTACTAGGGGACATTAGATCGTCCTCCACAGGGACGCCTGCGGCCTCTAGGACCCCGCAAAGTGGGTCACGAGCGTCTGCACGGACTCTGCGAATATATTGACTGCTGTACCTAGGGTGAATACCACTAGCAGAGTCAACCAACTGGCTAACAGTACCGCTAGGCTTAATCGCAGTAATTGCGACAGAAGGGTTAATACCCAGCTTTTTAGCCCACCTCTCGTTTGTAACAATTGCTTCATTACGCATCTCCGTAAGCCATCTCTTTAGCTTTGCCTTGTCCTCACGCCCAGACAGCAGATGGTGATCCATGATACCCGTAAGGGATACGCCCAGAAGGGCCTCCTCTTCCGTGTTCGTCTTCCAGATGTTTCTCAGGTATCGGAAGTCTGTGAGTGTTGCCTGTAGAGTCCCAAGGATAGTTGCAACTCGTACTTTTCGTTTGAGGCTTGCAAGTGTATCGGACGGCCTGACAACAACTTCTGAAAGATTGCAGAATTGATAGGGTCTGAGGATGATCTCGCTACACGGATTAGTTCCAAAATCGTAAGTAGCATCTCGTCGCTCATTTTTTGCAGCTTGCTTTTGGCTTGCCACTCTGCTAAAGACACCTCGCTCGCCAGACCGTGATTCATATAGACTTGTCCATTCGTTTAGGAAAGCCTCAAAGTCAGGCTTCTCTGTGTAACAGGCTGAGTTATTCGCCAGACCCCGCTGTGGTTCATCTACCCACCACTGTCCATGCTTGCATCGTCGGATGCGGTCATCGGTGAGGTTACTGAGGCTGATAAGGGCGCTTCGTCTGACTCCTCCGACAACGACGATTTGAGCAATCTTGCAGCAAAGATCGTGGCATTCAATGGACGTAAGTTTTCGTCCAGCTGATCCCTGAAAGAGTTCAATTGTGAATTTGAAAAGATCGACGAGAGGTTCAGGACCACTTGCACGACCTCCGAAAGTCTTGAGCGAGGCGCCTGCAGGTCTAACTCTGCTAACGTCCCATTCGGGAATCTGACCTGAGTACAGCAGTGATACCAACTCCCTAAACGATTTCGCCCATCCGATCTTCGAATCTGCAACATTAATAACTGTGTCGGTTGCATGGAATGTCTCCGCTACATCTGGTAGTTTTGTGATGTACTGCCGCTCTACACTGAAGCCTACGCCTGTGCCACACAGAAGGACGTACATCAGTTCGTCAAAGGCCTTGGGGTGGTCTATGGGTAGGTAGCTACAGTTAAACCCTGCTACGTTGTCACGCTCCAGTGCCTCTCCTGCAGTCATTAGCGCTCGCATAGAAGGCATTACGTCCAGATCGTGAATGGCTTGGTACAACTCTGATACGTCAAAGTCGTTCAGATGTCCTCTGTCTGCCCAGAAGTTTAGGTATCGATTTACTGTCTCTTCCCAAGTCTCACGCCGCTTCTCTTCTGGTAGGTAACGTGCGTATCTTGACTTGTGAATGTATTGCTGATATGCGTCCATCTATATTGTTACTCCTAGTGTCTCGTTAAGTATTGCGTGTGCCGACATATGCAGTAGCATGAACACACCGTCAGGGTACTGTTCGTTAGACGCTACTTCAAATACTCCACCGTCCTCGTACATCAGAACGATGGCCTTTACGTCTCTGCCCTCGTCTTCGTAGTCTTTAGCCTTCCGTGAAAAAGCTGCTAAAAACTCTGTGGTGGGTATACTGTCTTTGTTATCTTTCTTTTTACCAAAGCCGCCATCTATGACTTTCATAAGTCAACCTCCTTGATGAGCCACTCCAGATAGACACGAGCCTTCCGCAAGTCCTCTACCCCGTTCTTGTACTCGTAGCGCCAAAGGTACTTCAGACAGTTACCCTTGAGATAGCCCTTGTACTCCTGAGGGTGCATGGACGCCTTGATTGCTTCAATGGCCTCTATCGCTCCCTTATTGTAGTGGTCGGGCTGAGTCACGGGGTTGTGTTGATCCTGAGGATGAAACAGCTTGCCTACGGCTGTCTTGCTCATTTTATCCCACTCTTCTGGAGTAGCATCATCAATGCTCATAGGTTTCTTCCTCTAAATCCTCTTGAAACTCGTCTAGTTTGCGTAACAACTTATCTTCAAATCTGTCTAGTATTTCTTCAGATGAAATCTGTAGTGCTTCCAGTAGATCGTCAGGGTCATAGATGTGCAAAAGACGCTCCTTAATTTCGTCTAGTGTCAGAGACATAATCAACTAACTCCTTGAGAGTATCTATATTATACCATAAAATTGAGTGTTTGTCACACCATTGAGCCATAGTATTTTTGGTACTTTTGCTCACTTTCTGGTTAGGCTTCATCAGTACAAATATGAGTTCTTCATTCTCCGCGAGGCAGTTCTTGATCGAACGATACTTCTGTGTGTCTCCTGCGCGAAAATATCCTTTGCACTCAATGAGATACGTTCGTCCGTTGAGTTCGTACACAAAGTCTGGGGTGTATTTGCGTTCGATCCTATACGGGACTTGGAACGGCTCATAGCTAAAGCCAAATGGTTGTAGCTGTGTTGCGACATCTTTCTCAAACTCCGATCTGAAGTTACCTAGTTTCGATTTCCGCGACCTTCGGCTCATTGACCACCTCTGTTAAATATCTGGGACCACTTGAGTACAGGAATGTTCGTACTCCGGGCCAGCAAGTATGCTTGTAAGGACAATAGGAACAACCGACTGCGAGCTTTTGATTTCCACTTTTGCCATCGGGTACGACTTCGTGGCAATGCTCTGGTGCTTCCGGTTGCTCTACTAGCTTTTTTACGCGTTCGATATGCTCCTCTATGTCATAACCGATCTTATCGTACACAGGAGCCTGCGTGTCCTCAGAATCGTACATCAGGTACGTGAGATGCCCGTTCTGTTTGTCCATAGCTAACCAGCCGAATTTGGTTTCTCCTTCGGAATGTGCATACCCTTTAATTTGAGCAACGTATCCAAACGGATCATCAAAAGCGAGACTACCATCCTTGAATTTTTTAAACCCGAAACTTGACACAGACTTAACATCAGTGACAACACCATCAATTTTACAGTCCATAGAGCCTGTGATACCCGCCACTTGACACTGCTTCTGCTCATCGGTCACCTCGTGTCCTGATACTCTGGTTAAAAAAAGTAGCATCTCTTCGATTAGATGCCCGTACATAAACTTGACATACGTGTTAGGAGTCATCTCCTCCTGTACATCAGGGTTGTTCACTGCGTTCCACAGGTAGCGATCATCTCGCCCAATGTTTGACATTCGCAGCTTGCGTCCGTCCCGCTTCTCAGTGAACAGGTTGGACATGAGACGCTTGCAGTTCTCACCAAAGCGGTCAATTTCTTCATATAAATCAACACTTTCCGCTGGTTCCTTGTTGGCAACCACCTTGTAAATGTCATCTACCAGTGAGTATATGTTGCTCATTTATGCGTCTCCATCAGTTCAGCTATGGCTGACTTTGCTTGCTTTGGTGTGCAATTAAACCACTCGCCTTTACGCCTGTAAGTTTTATTAAGCAGGTCGTGTGCGTCTGCTTCAGCAATTCGTCGGTCAGAAACAGCCCAGCAAGTAAACAAGGCGTAGTCCCTAAAAGGCGACGATGTTTGATACCCATTGAGTCGGTCCTCTGAGTCAACAGCCATGCCTACCTTGACCCACTCAGGGAAGTTAGGGTTTGTAATAATATAAACTTGACCCTCACGGCTTGCCTCGTACTTCGCTAAACTACTGAAAGCCGCATCTTCAAACGTCTTGTATTTTCCCGGTTTATGCAGAGGGTGAGCTTTTGGTATATACTTACCATTCACAAACATCTTAGTTTGGTCACGCTTCCAGACAGCCTCAGGGTTATCTTTGTAGTACTTACCCTCACCTTTTCGATAATTCATAGCATGCTCCTTAGTGTGTCTCCGTCCATGTGTCTCCAACTTTGTACTCTCCGTCGAGGGGGCATCTGAGTTCAAAAGAAATGCCAGCCGCCTTGATGCACTCGACTGCGAGCCAGCCGAATTTCTCTGCTTGTTCTGAAGCCACCTCCGATTGTATCTCGTCATGTACGTTTCCTACAAATTTGTAATCAATACCGTGTTGAGTAGCGTAGTCATCTAGCAAGACCAATGCACGTTTCATAATGATAGCACCAGCCGCCTGCAGGAGAGTGTTTAATGCACTATGCTCTGATCGGACCCAGAGTTTTCTACCATCAAGTCCTCTGAGGTAACCCTTCCTAGACGCCTGTCCAACTCGCTCTCGTAGAGTTTCAAGAGAAGGTGTATTTCGTAGAAAGCG